GTAGGGGAGGCGCACCATGACCGAAGTCATCGCAGGCCAGAGCGTCGCCCTGCTGTCGCAGTGGTACGACTTCGAGGGCGGCACCCTCGCCGACCTCGACGCCACCCCGAGCATCGGCATCGTCCACATCGGCACCGGCACGACAGCACTCGCCGCCACCACGTCCGGCGTGACGCACCCCGGGACGGGCTCGTACGGCTACGCCTGGACGCCGTCCAGCAGCCTCACCCCGGGCGCCTACCTCGCCACCTGGACCGGTCTCAAAACCGGCAGCCCGGTCACCGCGACCGAGACCATCACCGTCACCGCCCCCGCATCCGCTGAGGACACGAACACCTCCCTCGCCGGCGTCTGGTACGCCACCCGGGAGGACGTGATGCGGGCCCTCGACGTGAAGCTCACCGCCCGCAACGCACGCCAGATCGACCGCGCGCTGGAGTCCGCCTCACGCGACGCGGACGACCTCTGCCACCGCAAGTTCGCACCCGTGCAGGCCACCCGGTACTTCGACTGGCCCAACCCGCAGCGGGCCGCGTCGTGGCGGCTGTGGCTGGACGCCAACGAACTGATCACCGTCACCACCCTGGTCAGCGGCGGCGTCACGATCCCGTCCACGGAATACTACCTGTAGCCCAACCAGTACGGGCCGCCCTTCAACCGGGTCGAGGTCGACCTCGACTCCACGGCGGCGTACATCAGCGGTGACACCCACCAGCGCGCCATCCAGATCACCGGCCTGTTCGGCTACCGCAACACCGAAACGACCGTCGGCACGCTCGCCGCGGCCGTCGCCTCAACGACCGCCGGCACGGTCACCGTCGACGCCGCCACCTCCGCCGAGATCGGCGTGGGCAGCGTCCTCCGCATCGACTCCGAGCGGATGCTCGTCACCAACCGGGCCATGGCCGACACCGGGCAGAACGTCGGCGGCTCCGGCCTCACCGCCCAGCAGAACAGCGTGAGCCTCACCGTCACGGACGGCAGCCTGTTCGCCGTCGACGAGGTCCTCCTCATCGAGTCCGAGCGGATGCTCGTCGTCGACATCGCAGGCAACATCCTCACCGTCAAGCGCTCCTGGGACGGCTCAGTGCTCGCCGCCCACGGCGCCGGCGCCGACATCTACGCGCCCCGCGCCCTCACCGTCACCCGGGGTGCGCTCGGCACCACCGCAGCCACACACGCCGACGAGACCCCGGTCGTCCGCTGGGACCCGCCCGGCCTCGTCCAAGACCTCGTCATCGCCGAGGCCGTCACCCGGATCAACAACGAGCAGGCTGGATACGCCCGCACCAGGAAGGCCGGCGACGGCGGGACGAGCGAGCGGGCCATGGACCAGACGGCCCTGTCGAGCCTGCGCAAGCAGGTGTACGAGGCCCTGGGCCGGAAGGCACGGGTGAGGGCCGTATGAGCGTCGACATCCACTTTGAGGGGCCGCTGTTCGACGGGCGCGCCGCCCGCGCCATGGGCGAGGCGTGTGACGACGCCCGCGAGGACATCGCCGAGTTCGGCGAGACGCACGCCCTGACGCTCATGGGGCTCGCGTTCCGGCACCCCACGGGCTACTACGAGTCCCGCATCACCACCACCCGCCTCAGCGCCGACACGTCCCGCGTACACGACCAGGGCGTGGTGTACGGGCCGTGGCTGGAGGGCGTCGGCTCCCGCAACAGCCCCGTGACCCGCTTCCCTGGGTACTGGCACTGGAAGCGCACCAAGGCCCTAGTCGCCGCGCGCGGCCCGCAGATCGCCGAGAACGCCGTACGCCGCCACCTCCCCGAGATGGGGGGCTGACCCATGGCCCTGAACATCGCCGGTCTCCTCGACGCAGTCGTCTCCCACGCCATGGCCTCCGGGCACTACGAGCGCGTCAACCAACACGAGCCGGAAAACGCGCCCAGCCACGGCCTCACCTGCTCAGTATGGGCAGATCGCATCACTGCCCTGCGCTCCTCCGGGCTGGACAGCGTGACCGCCCTGGTCGTGTTCAACGTGCGCACCCAGAGCCTCATGTTCGACCCACCCGACGCCATCGACCCCACCATGGTCGCCGCCGTCGACACCCTGTGCGCCGCCTACGCAAGCGACTTCACCCTCGGCGACCTGGTCCGTGCTGTCGACCTGCTCGGCGCCCACGGCCAACCCCTCGACGTCCGCGCCGGCTACCTCCAGCAGGACGGCACCAAGTACCGCGTGATGGACATCGCGCTCCCCTGCATCGTCAACGACCTATGGACGGAGGCCCCGTAGTGGCAAAGCAAAGCGGGCTCGGGGATGCGCTGTACATCGCCGGGTACAACGCGTCCGGCGACATTCAGCAGCTCGGGCGGATCGGCGGCGGCCCTGCGCTGCTCAACATGACCGGCATCGACAAGTCGGCGTACGAGCGTAAGGGCGGATTGCGTGACGGCGCGTTCGAGATGACGACGTTTTTCAACTCGGACACGGTCACGCCGGCCACGCACGAGAAGCTCAGCGCGCTGCCGCGTACGGACGTGCTCCTCACCTACTGCCGGGGCACGGTCCTGGGCGACCCCGCGGCGTCGCTGGTTGGTAAGCAGATCGGCTACGACCCGCAGCGCGGCGACGACGGCATGATCACCTTCAGCGTGTCCGCACAGGCCAACGGCTACGGCACCGAGTGGGGGCGACAGCTCACAGCAGGCGTGCGCACCGACTCAGATGCCACCGATGGAGCGTCCATCGACACGACGGCGTCGGCTGACTTCGGCGGCCAGGCGTATCTGCAGGTGTTCGACTTCGACGGCACGGACGCCACGGTGAAGATCCAGGACAGCGCCGACAACGCCACGTTCGCCGACGTCGCCGGGCTGGCTTTCACGGAGATCACGGCCGGGCCGACGTCGGAGCGGATCGCGATCGCCAACACGGACACGATCCGCCGCTACGTCCGCGCCATCACCGAGACCACCGGCGGCTTCACCACGATGTCGTTCGCCGTGAACTTCATCAAGAACGAGGTAGAGGAGGTGACCTTCTGATGACCGCACGCCTCTTCCGCATCGAACCGGCCATGGGACCCGAGTCCTACAAGACGTTCGCCGTCGTGTCGCCGATCAGCACCCACATGCGGCCAGCGACTTGCCCGGAGGTCGGCTGCGACCAGTACCGCAACGGCTGGCGCGTCCACGTCGAGGCGCTCACCCCCGACCTGCTCCACGCAGCGAAGGCGGCTGGGCGCCGCTACCGCGAGGAGCAGCTCAGCGAGGGCCAGACCTACCTCGTCTTCGAGCCGGGTCAGCCCTGCTTCAAAGCGGCTCAGCATCGGGCGCCGCTCGGCCGACCGCCCCTGTACGTCGTGAAGGACGGCGACCACCGCGGCAACCCGCGCGGCACCAAGGCCCGGGTCCACGCCCGGGCGGCGGACTGGGTGGAGAACTTCGCCGAGCACCAGCAGGGGCTCGCCGACGAGATCAAGAAGGGATGACCTCTCATGGCAAAGAGCACCGGCCTCGGCCAGACAACCCTGAGCGTCGATGACGCTTCGGGCACCCCGCGTGACATTCGCAACGACATCACCAACTGGCAGATGTCCACGCCGCGCGGCGTGCAGGACGTCACCGGCATCGACAAGTCCGCGAACGAGCGGCTCCTGCTGCTCGCCGATGCGTCGGTCACCCTGAACGGCGTGTTCAACCCGTCGGCGAACCGTGCCCACGACGTGTTCAAGACCGTGCCCAGCACGAGCGTGGCGCGCACCGTCACCAACACCGTCAACGGCGTCACCCTCGCCTCCGAAATGCTCTTCTCCGACTACCAGCTGACCCGCTCCGACAGCGGCGAACTCACCTGGTCCGCGCCCGGCTCCCTCGCCGACGGCACCGTCCCCACCTGGAGCTGACGCATGGGATACAAGCCGAAGCGGAAGATCATCACGCTCGACTTCGAAGGCACGGCACACGACGGCCTTGAGGTCACCATGCGCGGCCTCACCGTCGGCGAGGAACTCGAACTCGACGACCTGCGCGGCACGGAAGGCACCGGGCGACGCATCTTCGAGATGATGGCCGGCCTCCTCCACGAATGGAACGTCGAGGACGAGAACGGGCAGCCGGTGCCGGCGACGTTCGAGGGTGTCTGCACTCAGGACGCGACGTTCGTCATGGAGATCCTCGACGCCCTCCAGGGCACGCAGAGCGGAGTTTCTGACCCTTTGCCGGAGAGCTCGCCCTCTGGCGAGCCGTCCCCGGTGGAGTCAATTCCGATGGAACCGCTGTCCGAGAGCCCGCAGAGCTCGGCCGTGCCCGCTTGATTCTCGGCCTCTTGCAGCGGTTCCCGGGCTACACGCTCACGTCCTTGCTGCAAGAGGATGCCGAGCTGCTCCGGCTCCTGAAGATCGAACAACTCGGTACACCAGACGAGGGAGGTGTTGACGGTGGGTAACGACATCGAGATCAGAGTCAAGGTCGCCAACCAGACCGGCACCGGGCTCACCTCCGTCAACAACTCCCTCAACACTCTCCGGGACCGTGCCCGCGCCGCGTCTACGGCGCTCACGGGGTTGCGCGCAGCGGCCCGGGACATCAACGTCGCGGTCAACCTCGACGACCGCACCGTCTCCGGGTTCGCCGACATCGAGCGGTCGATGCTCGCCATCCGCGCCGCGGCGCGCACCGACGTTCAGGTGAGGCTCGACGACCAGACCACCTCTGGTTTCACGACCATCTCGAACTCCATCCGCGACCTGCGTGCGGAGTCCCCGATCCGTCTGAACTTCACGTTCGACGATCAGTCCGGGCAGATCCGCGACTCGGCGCGCGCGGTGCAGCGCCTGCACACGGCCGCTCAGCGCGCCACCACCTCCCTTACGGCGCTGATGGGAGTGGCCGTACCCACGGCGGTGTCGCTTCAGCGGCTTGCGGCGGCAGCGGAGGACGCGGCCCAAGAGC